GACCGCTTTCGTGACGGGGTGAATTTCCCAAACCGAGAAATCATCCTTCGTCAGAGAACTCTGTCGATCCATCAATTCTATTTTCAGGTAAACGACTCAAGTCCGGTTGGCTGGTTGTCTTCTTTGCTAATAGCGTCCTGAGCAGCCTTGAACTGAGCCGCATCAGCCATTGCGTGAGCCTTAATGCCTTGCGTGTGGGCTTCAGAGAGCTTCGCGGAGGCGCGCGCCGTATTGAAGTCAATCTCAGACTGAGCTTTCTCAAGCTGTTTCTTGAGGAGTTCGACTTTGAGCTGATCTTCTGGCGTCGGCTCTTTCGGCTGGGCAAGGACTTCCATATAATTCTCAATCCCAGCGGCGGAGAGAAGCCGCATCAATGTTTTCATGGGGTCGAGTAGCTGATTATATGGAGGCTGGAGCTGAAGCTGTGTCAGCATCTGGGCTCGCGCTATCCTCTGCATCTCGGTAACGAGAGTAGGATCAGCGACGGGGCACACAATCATTCCATCGTTAGCGTAGTCCGCTGCAACAGAAGACGGGGCTCCAATCAACGCGCTATAACCGAAGTCAGACAAATGCTTCCGGTTGAGCCGATAAATTATCTTGAATTCTTTCGTCAGCGACTTGAATATTCTCTTGTAAATCGCTGTGAAGACCTTGTGTCCTTGCTCAATCAAAGCAAGGAGCGTCGTCGGCTGGATATTATCTTGAGTCATGTCTCCAGTCAGGATGTCCTGAATGGAGGTAATCTGCTTCGCGGCGTCCACCATCATCGTAAGAAGTTGGAAAAGCGCCATCGACGGGCCGGGATGCTCAACGTTGACAATCGCCTGCCGAATGTCTTGCCCGAGAGCGTCAACCGTGTGATAAACCCCCGGCTCAAAGCGAAGTTCTGTCCGCTTGAGCGTGAGACCGGAGCCGATAAAACCGCCTCCGGCGTTCTGGAGATGCCCTGCGTCAATCATCTGATTCATTGTGGTGTCAATGACAGAAGTGATTGATTCGAGCAAAAAGCCAAAGCCTATAGGGTAGAAACCACCCTCAGGGTCTGGCATAAAGGGATAGACCACAAAGTAATCTTCCCTCGGAATTCTTGTGATTTTCTCGCCGCTGTGCTGGATTTCGTTGACGTCGAACCCTGCGACAATGCGAACAACCTTGTGACTCTGCTCATGAATTGTTACAATCCATGGTTCAGCGAAGTCATCCCCGTCAAGATCATAATAACAGTGTTGTTCAATGAAATCAAGCGCTGCGCTATCGTCCCGGCCATCCACTTCTTCAGCGTACAGGTCAACATCTAAAAAGACTCCGCTACGCTTTCTCTCTTCTACTTCTTGTGGATATAATTGGAACCTATGGCTTATCCTTGGAGCCGATTCGAGGGCCTTGACCTTCTGGTTTACGATCAGGTCAATAAGTGAAATCCAGGTTGACTTTGGTTGGTCACACTCAAATCTCCAGTAGACCTTACGGGCTGCGCCACCAGTAATCGGCATCTGGTGCAACATCGCGTCTGTGTCACCTTCCCAGTCCTCTTGCTCTTCGAGGAGTTGGTGAGACATGTACATCGCTACACGTTCAGAGCGCGCTGCAAGCATTCCAAGAGGATCAAACCCAAGCCTTTTCGCCTTGACAATGCTCCGTCCACAGCATATTGCGGGATAGGCTCTTGCGGCGAATTGCAGAGAGGCGGTCGTGAGGATAGGATAGGTGATGTTCGAAGCGCCGGGGAAAGGATAGAGCTTGTCTTCCTTCTTCTGCTTGGCGATCTCAATGGCGCGTTGGGCGCGGTCTAGCCAATCTCCACGGGAACGTTCGTCCACCTCGTAACCGTCATAGACTTTCCCGCCGATTTTGCTTAACTCATCATCATCAATGTCTGCAGCAACGTTTGGTAAAATCGCCCAGTGACGAAGCTGATGAAGTGTTGATGGCTCGCGCACAAGAGTTGGTGCACTAAGCCCTGGGATATTAAATCCTCTAGGAGCGCCATATTGGGGAGAAGGTTCAGGAGTTGGGGGTGGCGGAGGTGATCCCATCATTCCGGTCTGAGGCATAGGCCCCGGCGTCGGTGTCTGTGGGAGAAATGAGTCTACCATTCAGCGCTGATTTTAGTTTACCTGAAAATGAAAGTTTTCGTCGTTCGTGCGCATTACCGGCCGCGCGACTTGCTGCGGCTACTGGCGGATTCACCCATCATAATATACGACTGCGCCTTGTGGAACTTCAGGAGTTCAGCCTTGCTCTTGGCGGCAATGTGTTCCGGCGTCGGAATTCCACGGCGAGAGGTGGTGGAGCGGGTAACGCGAGGAGAAACGGGTTCAGAATATTCGGTAATCATGCGAGAGAGCCTTTGCGGGGGCCAGTGTGGCGCGGGAATTTGGACAAAGTCATAGCGAGGTTAGCGCGCTTCGCCATGAGAGGATTTTTTGAATGAGCAGCGGCCCGGAGCTTTCCGGACGGGATCTTCTGGCCAGCGGGGACGTGGAGCGAACGATGAAGAGCGCCTTTGTTCTTTGGGTTAATTGCGCCCTGAATCCACTTGCGGGGAGAACCGCCAGCAGCCGCGTAGAATTCAGCAGCGTGCGAGGCTACTTTCTTGTGGTGTTCGGCGTGGGCCGAAGAGTGATGTCGCATGTTAATATCCCGTATGTCTGTTGCGGCCCCTGAGCGGAACGACATTGTTATCCGAATCGTCATCTTCTTCAGCGGGGCTTCTAGGCTTAGTGGCGTGGGCCATACCACTCATTGAGAGATAGCGGAGGCAATCGCACAAATGGTCGTTCTCTTTGACGACTTTGCCGCGTTCGTTACGGCGATAGATGCGCATTTCCTTGATAAGGTTGGCGCAGGTGCGGAATATCTTGAGGCGGCCCTCTGTCAGCCTCGTATATACGTTGTGGATTCCGCCTTCGACGCCAGTAACCTTGTTGTTTGCCGGAAATAAGCGCAACCCCGCCTTGCGGAACTCATTGATAACGGAACGACCGTCAACCACGGATGAGCCTGCACCGGCGGGGTCTATACAGCCGACTAACGATTCGCCACGAGCTTTGATTGCGTGCGCGTGTACGGCTACAGGCTGGTGAGACTGGTAATACTCACTGTATACATATATTATATCATTCTCACGATCCCAAGCGCCCCAAAGCGCGGCAGTGCGATTCCAGCCGGGGTCAACAGCGTAAGCGCGTGGCCAGTAGTCAGGAAGTCGGAAAGGATCGATGACGAATTCGTCTTCAGCTACTGGATAAATCTTTCCAGCGCCAAGCATAGGAACGCCAAGAGAGCGGGCCTCTCGCTCGTGCGGCGGGAAAGAGGCCAACATTTGGTCGCAGTCAGTCTTGGATAGATGGGGAACGTCACCCCAACCGATTTGAACACAATATCGGTTGCTCTGCGCGGCAGAACTCAAAGCGAATATTCTTTCTTAACTCGTTCGCAGGCCATATTGAACCAGCGTTCATCTAGTTCTATACCGATAAACGATCTCTTTGCTCGTACACACGCTATCGCCGTGGAGCCAGCGCCCATAAACGGGTCCAGGACTGTCTGCCCCTCTTCGGTGTGGAGCTTTATGAAATGCCCAGCGAGTTCCGGCGGCTTCGGCGTGGGATGCTCTCCGGCCTTCGGGATAATCTTCTTGATGCCATGCGCGCCGGGGCGAATGATGTTCTCAATCTTGTGAGTTCCATCGAACCAAGCGCAGCGAGCGCCTTTCTTTTGCCCAACGAGGATCGTCTCATAGGAGCGACGATAGTGCCAACCCATCCCTATCGGCCCTTTATCCCAGATGATCATCTGCTTGAACTCTAGGTGCTTGTTCATTTCAAGAACCCAGCGAGCGAACTGAGGATCAGGGCCTCCACCTCCACAACAACAGCAGCAACAACAGCCGGGGTGGAGAAGTTGGGGGGACAGAGAAAAAAGAAGGGAAGAAAGCTCTGTGGCTTCAGCGGGCGTATCAGAAAGTATCGGGTTCGGCGCGGAACTTGTTTTTGTAGCGCGGCCTAGAGCGAACTCACGCCGATGAATGAGATCGCCGTTACTGTTATTGTTATGACCGTAGGGCGGGTCGGTGAATATTAGGTGGACGGCGGGAAGCGAAGTAAGTATGCTTTTCGCGTCTCCAAGAATAAGTCTGCACGAACCGATGGTTTCTTCGCGGATAATCAAACGACGTCCGCCTCCAGGTCTTGCGTCGAAGGTTCCGGAGCCATGTGCGGCAAGTACATCAGAACGACGTCAGAGATTCCATCGATAGGCGTGAAAGTACAAATAAGTAATCCGTGGCGAGTAAGAAGTCTAGTCAAGCATTCAGTATATACATCTACTGGAGGCGACTCATCAAGCCAAATAAGATCGCGCGACGTACCCTGGTACTTGGCTCTGCCTTGGTCGAACGACTTAAGGCCGATCCAACTTGTCCCGCCAGATACATGGCGAATTCTTGCGGTGTCTATTGCTCCAGCAACGCCAGCGCGGTGAGATGGCTGCCCAAGGATGCAGTCGTACGGGATTAGTCCAGTTCCAAGTTCTCCGGGATTTCCGAAGAGAATTTGCTGAATAATGTCACGAGTCGTTTCGCTCGTGTCGCCAGCTGCCCATGCGTCAATAGGTCCGTGGAAGCGCCGCCCGGTCCACCATTCAGGATAGAGGCCGGTAAGGTGTACGGTCGTTTCGTAGCCGCCAATGCCAAACGATTTCCCGGTATTAGAATGGACAACTCCGCCTGAGATATAGTTGT